GGATTGTGGCCGCTGACCTGCGTGACATTTGTCCGCCAGGTGCTCGGCCTGCCGTTCCGCTACCGCACCTGGACCCCGCTCGCACTCTGGAACGAGCTGGTCGACCGGGGGGCGCGCATCGTCATGGAACCGTGCTATGAAAGCCCAACCGCGGAGAACGCCCGATGAGCTTCGTCAGTTCCGTCTTTGGCGGCGGCGGTGGCCCTCCCCCCGGCGGCTGGCCGACCGATTACCTGCCCGGCGAAAGCCCACCCGAACAGGCGGTGCGTGAAGCCCGCAAGCAGACCCAGGTGCTGCTCGACGAGCAGACCAGCCAGCAGAAGCAGGCCGCCGACATAGCCGCCTCCGACAAGGCGATTGCCGACAAGAAGCAGGCCGATGCCGACCAGGCCGCGGCCGACGAGGAAAACCTGCGCCAGCAGCGCCTGCGCGGTGGCGGCATCCAGCGCTTCATGACCGCCGGCTACTCGGGCTACGGCGACAGCCGCTCGCTCGGCACGGCAACCACCCTGGGCGGCTGACATGAGCTACATGGCGGAAACCCTGATGAAGCAGAACATGAGCCCCGAGGAATACAGCCGTAACGTCAACGGCCCGCCACCGCAGCAGGACGCGGCGGCGCCCGATACGACGCCGATCGCCGAAGCCCCGGCCGGTCCCATCCAGGCCCAGGCCCAGTCCAACACCGCCGAGGGCGACGCCAACATCGAGAAGGAGCGCCAGCGCTTCCGCACCGCCGGCTACGATGCCGAATCCCGCCTGCTCGGCGGCCCGCAAGGCAAGCTCGGTGGCTAGCCGCGTTCCCCAGAACGGCGCGCCCGGCCCGGCGCCCTCGCCGCCCTATCCCAAGCGGGGCAGGCGCAAGGGCGAAGTCGCTCCCGAGAAGGACTACGTCGACACCTCGGTCACGCCCCGGGCGGCGCCCGCTCCCGATCCGACTCTCTATAAGCAGTGGGAGAAGTACCAGCAGGAAGCGATGCGCCGACGCGAGCCGTGGATTCCCATGTGGCAGTCGATCTACGAGCTCGTGCTGCCCAACCGCGAAGCCTTCTTCGACATGCCGGCCGCCGGCCAGAGCACGACGGATTTCATATACGACGAGACGGCGGTAGTCGGGGTGCCTCGCCTCGCCAGCAGGCTCACCAGCGGATTCTTTCCTGAAGCCGGTGAAATCTTCAGCCTCGACTACGGCCTGGATGTTCCCGACCACCTCAAAGGTCCCGACGGCCTCGCCAAGCTCCAGCTGCTCACCCAGATGATCCACACGGCGTGGCAGAGCTCCAACTTCCCGACCGAGATCAGCGAGGCGATGATCGACTTCGCGATCGGCACCATGAACGTCGCCCAGGAGCCCGGCGACTTCCCCGGCGATGTCGTCTTCAAGGCCGTGCCGATGACCCACATCGCCATCCTGCCGGGTGCCGGCGGGGCCATCAAAGGCTGGTTCCAGTGGCGCGACAAGCAGCCGATCGAAGACGTCTACCAGGAGTTTGAGAAGGTCGGCACGTTCCCCGACAAGTTCATGCAGGACAAGAAGATCGACCCGCGCCGCACCCTGAAAGTCCATACCGCGACGTGGGACTGCTCGACCAAGACCGAGACCAAGTACAAGCAGCTCGTCGTCATCCCCGAGTACAACAGCGAGGGCATCATCTGGGATAACGATCTGAGCGGCGAGGGCAGCTGCCCGTGGTCGACGGCGCGTTGGAGCAAGGTCGGCGTCGACTGCTGGGGCCGCGGCGCCATCATGCTGGTCATGCCGGCGGTCAAGACCTGCAACCTCACCGTCCAGCTCATCCTCGAGAACGCCGAGCTGGCGCTCGGTGGCGTGTGGACCTACGACGACGATGGCGTGTTCAATCCCGACAACGTCACGCTGGCGCCCGGCACGTTCATTCCCAAGAGCCGCGAGGGCAAGATCGAGCCGCTGCAGTCGGCCGCCAACTTCGACGTCGCCCAGCTCGTGCTGCAGGACCAGCGCACCAACATCAAGAAGGGCCTGTTCATCGACGAGCTCGATACTCCCGGTAAGACCCCGCGTAGTGCTATGGAGATACAGAGTCGACTTGCCGAAATAGCCCGCGACCTGAGTGCTCCCGGCTCGCGCCTGGTCCACGAGTTCCTCGTCCACCAGGTCAACCGCACCATCCATATCTTCGACAAGCAGGGCCTCACCGATTCGATGGGCCTGCGGGTCAACGGCAAGCAGCTCCGCCTCACCGTGAAGTCGCCGCTGCTGCGCGGCCAGGACCAGATCGAGCTCGACGAGCTCTCGCAGTGGGGCGCCCGCGTCGACGGCCTGTTCGGACCCAACACCGCCGCGCTGTCGCTCGACCGCAAGACCGCCATGCCCTACATCGCCAAGCGCGCTGGCATCCCGATGACCCTGATCCGCTCCGACGAGGAGATCGCCAAGCAGATGGCGCAGGCCCAGCAGGCCGCCCAGATGCAGCAGGCCACCAGCCCGGCCGGCCCTGAAGCTGCCGCCGACCAGCAGAGCCAGATCATGGATGCGTCGACCGCATGAGCCTCAGCGAGTTTCCCGCCTCCCGTCATCGCGTCCTGGCCGGCGGCAAGGGCGCCCAGAAGGGCGTCGACGGCCGCATCTACAAGCCCGAGGTCGAGGACGGGCTCAACACCCTGGTCGCCCGCGTGTTCGGCACGCCCGACGGCGAGCGCCTGCTCAACTACCTGCGCGGCATCACCCTCAATCAGGCTTATGAGGCTGACGTCACGCCGCAGGCCCTGATGCACAAGGAAGGCCAGCGCTGGCTGGTCGGCATGCTCCTGCAACGCCTGCGCAAAGGAAACGCATCATGAGAAAGACCATGACCGGCAACGCCGGCGCCAACGTCACCGCCACCGGCCTGAGCGAAAGCCACGACATCGGCTTTGCCGGCCGGCCGTCCAACGAGGAGCTCGGCCGCGACGGCGCTACCGTCACCCTGCCCTATTCGATCCCCCAGGTGATCACCCGCATGGGCCAGCTGCCGCCCCGCCCGCCGACCACCGGCGTCTCGGCCGTGGTGCCCTACAACTACACCATCGTCGACACCAAGACGCTTGGCGGCAGTGCGCGGCTGCGCACGACGCGGCCCGGCCCGACCCAGGAGTAGCCCATGGCCGACACAGGAGGCAGCGATGCCCAAGGACAGACCGGGACTGGTGCTGGATCTGGAGCAGCGGCAACGGATGCTGGAAGCGCTCAGGGCGCGGACGGCGGCCGCGACAAAGGCGGTGCAGGCAGCAAGTCGGGCGCTGACGGAGCTCAAGCGGGCGACAAAGGCGGCGCAGCAGATGGGCGAGGACAGGATGAGAGAAAGCCGGGCGAGGTCGATCATGACTCCGGAGACGAATACCAGCGCGGACAAGCCGAGCTCGCCGCCGAACGGGCGCGGCTCAACCCACTAGGCGTCCCCGACAAGTTCCTCGACAAGTCCGGCCGGCCCGACTTCGCCAAGCTCACCAAGTCCTACAAGGAGGCTGACCAGGCGCTGATGCGCAAGGGCAGCGAGGTCCGCAGCGAGGTCGAACGCCAGTTCCTCGAAGAGCGCGCCAAGGCTGCCCCGGCAACGCCCGGCGACTACGTCGTGCCCAAGGACTTCGTGCTCGGCGACCGCAAGGTCACCATGATCCAGGACGACCCCATGCTGGCCTACGTCCGCGAGGTCGCCCACCAGAACCAGTGGACGCAGAAGCAGTTCGACGAGAACGTCCGCGGCTACGTCGCCCGCCAGATCGCCGGCCTGCCCAAGTGGAGCGCCGAGGCCGAGAAGCTCGGGCCCAACGCCGACGCCCGCCATTCCCGCGTCGACGGCTTCCTGCGCGGCAACCTGTCGGAGACGACCTACAAGACCTTCGCCCAGATGCCGGCGACCGCCAATCTGATCACCGCCATCGAGGAGGTCATGGAGCTGGCCGGCCATCCCAAGATCACCGACGACACCACGGCGATCCCCCGCGAGACGCTCGGTCGCGACGAGCTGCGCAAGATGCAAGCCGACCCGCGCTACACCGGCGAGCGCGGCCGTATCGACCCGTCCTACGTCGCCCGCGTGCGCGCCGGCTACCGCGCCCTTTCCAAGAACGGATCGGGACGCTAATAATGTTTCAGGCCACGGCCCCATAAGCCTCTCACGAGCCCCCGGGGACCAACTCGTTCGCTGTCCGCCTTGGGAACAACCGTCGACCCGATCATCAACTCATGATTCGGACGGTTCCCAATGCCAACTCCCACGATTGACGTCGCCTTCGTCGAAGAGTTCGAAGCCGGCGTGCATGAAGCCTACCAGCGCAAGGGCTCGATCTTCCGCGCCTGCGTGCGCTCGCGCTCCGGGGTCAAGAACAAGACCACCTTCCAGAAGTACGGCCAGGGCAATGCGACGCAGAAGGCGCGCAATGCCGTGATCCCGCCGATGAACAACACCCACACCAAGGTCTCGGTGGTGATGGAGGACTGGTACGCCGGCGACTTCATCGACGAGCTCGACGAGCTGCGCATCAACCACGACGAGATGCAGGCGTCGATGAACGCCGGTGCCTACGCGCTCGGCCGCAAGACCGACGACCAGATCATCAACGTCATGACGACCGACGCCCTGCTGTCGGGCGGCACGCTCGACGAGACGACCAACGGTGCGACCCTCGCCTGGGCCACCGCGGTGATGGTCGCCATGGGCAACGGCGAGATCCCCGACGACGGCGAACGCTACGGCATCATCGGCTGGGAGCAATGGGGCCGCCTGCTCGGCATCCAGCAGTTCGCCAACAGCCAGTATGTCGGCGAGGACGACCTACCGTTCCCGCGAGGCACCCAGGCCAAGCGCTGGATGTCGATCATGTGGATGCCGTGGAGCGGTTACGCCCGCGCCACCAACACCACCAACTTCATCTTCCACCGCTCGGCGATCGGCCAGGCGATCGGCCAGGACGTCAACTCGTCGATCACCTACGAGGGCACCCGCGCCGCGTGGTGGGCGCTTAACAAGATGCAGATGAACGCCTGCGTCATCGACGGCCTGGGCATCGTCAAGTCCAGCCTCAAAGTCTAAGGAGAAACACAATGGCTCTCACTCGCGCCCAGATGAACCTCGTCGCTTCGGGCGGCGCCGGCAAGGTGTGGACCTACTGGTCGGCCGACCCGGTCGCCACCATCCAGGCGGCCAACTACTTCCTGCCGATGTTCTCCGATCTCGTGCCGGGCGACCTGATCCACGTCCGTGCCGTGGTCGGCGGCACCGAAGTCCACTTCGACGCCTCGGTGCTGGTGACCAACAGCACCACGGTCACCCTGCTTAAAAGCGCCAGTTACACCTGACGCTGCTTCTTCCGGCGGCCGCTTCTCCCAGCAGCAGTTCCGACGTTGCGGCCGAACCTCGGCGGGGTGGTTAAGCGTTAAAGCCTCTGGCTTTAATCGCTACCTGACCATCCCGCCTCCTTTGCGGAGGTCTTATGTCACAGCTTCCGCTGCCGCAGACGCCCGAGGAAGTCGCTTCCTCCGCCATGGTGCTGCTCGGCATGCGCCAGCTCCAGTCGTTCTCCGAGATCGGCCGCGACGAGGTCATCGCAGCCTCGTCCCTCTACGAGATCATGGTCGCCGAGCTCTCGGAAGCGCACCGCTGGAAGTTCTGCACCGGCCAGCAGATCCTCGAGATCGACCCCTCCCCGCCGCTCGATCGCTACGAGACTGCCTTCCACATGCCGGCCTTCGAGCAGGGCACGCCGTTCTTCATCCACACCTGCCGCATCGCCGGCACGCCGCAGAAGTACGAGATCATGGCCGATCGCGTGTACTGCGATGTCTCGAGCGATTCCGAGCTGGTCGCCGAGTATTCCTACCGCGTCGCCGAAGCCTACTGGCCGCCCAGCTTCAAGATGTGCGCCGTGTTCCGCCTCGCCGCCATGCTCGCCGTGTCGGTGACGCGCAACAGCTCGCAGATCAAGGCGATGGGTGACGCCTACGAGCTCCAGCTCAGCCGTGCCAAGAACCGCGACGCCCAGTCGGTCACGCCCAAGAGGGTCAACCAGCAGCGTTTCCTCAGGAACCGCATCATGCCAGCCCCGATCTACTAAGGATGTTAACCGTGGTTAACAGCTGATGCTCAGGACCCTGCAGACCAACCTGACCGGCGGCGCCGTCTCGGCCGACGCCAAGGACCGGCTCGACCTGGCAATCTGGAAGAACTCGGTACGGCGGGCCGAGAACGTCTCGATTAAGCCGCAGGGCGGTGCCACCCGGCGGCCCGGCACGGCCATCGTCAACGCCCTTGCCAGCAACCTCAGCTATCAGATCGAGGCTTTCACCTTCTCGCAGGCCCAGAGCTACGTCTGCGTATTCTTCCAGAACACCGTCAACTTCTACAACAAGATCACCCGTACTTTCCTGCACGGCCTGGGCGGCGCCAGCCTGTGTCCGTGGACCGACGCCCAGATTGCCAACCGCGAGCTCGTCGTGGTCCAGAGCTTCGATACCATGTTCGTCTTTCATCCCGACTTCGAGACCTGCCAGATCACCCGCACCGGCTCGGCCTCGTTCACTATTGGCACCATTCAGTGGGGTTTCCTCGACACCGGCGCCGGCCCGATCCCGCGCATGCCGATGCAGAAGTACATCAGCGGCAACAGCTACCTGCAGGCCAGCGTGACGACCGGCGCGGCCACGCTGAACAGCAACGTCAACGTCTTCACGCCCAGCCATGTCGGCACCTGGTTCAGGATGTTCACCATCCCGATCTTCATCACCGGCTACGTCAGCAGCGCCAGCCTCAATGGCACGATCTACGGCACCCTGCCGATCGCCGCCAACGTGCCGACCCTCGACTGGCAGGAGCAGGCGTTCTCGCCGGCCCATGGCTGGGCACGCTGCGCCACCCTGCACGAGCAGCGCCTGTTCATCGGCGGCGGCCGCGACGCGCCCAACACGATCTGGGGCTCAACGACCTACGACCCGCTTAACTTCGAGCTCGGCACCGGCCAGCCGACCGACGCCATCAAGTTCGTGGCCGCCCAGGATCGCGTCGCCGAGATCAAGCGCATGGTGTCGTTCCGCCACCTCCAGCTGTTCACCGCCGACGGCGAGTTTTATGCCCCGTCACCCTCGAGCGGCGCGCTGACGCCCGCCAACTTCTCGGTCAAGCAGCAATCGTCCTACGGTATCGCCAACTCCGACGCCCGGCGCTTCGACCAGACCACCATCTTCATCTCCCGCGCCGCCAACGCGGTGCGCGAGTTCGTCTACGACGACTTCCAGCAGAGCTACACTGCGGATGCGCTCACCTTCATGGCCAAGGACTACATCCGCAGCCCGGTCGATCTCGACGTCTCGATCGAGACCGCAACCGCCCAGGAGGCGCTCTGCATCATCACCAACGGCGACGGCACGCTGGCCGTGCTCGCCAAGGTGCGGCGCGAGAATGTCGGCGGCTGGATGCTGTGGAGCACCGGCGGCCTGTTCAAGTCGTGCGGCGTGATCGACCGCGAGATCTGGGCCGTCACCGAGCACGGCGCGCCGGGCAGCCGCTGGCTCAGCGTGTTCGACCCCAACTACGTCATGGACTTCGCCGCCAAGCTCACCGCCGGCAGCCCGACCACGACCTGGGGGCCGTTTCCCAACCACATCGGCATGACCGTCGATGCCTGCTCAGGCGACCTTTATCTCGGCCAGTTCGTGCCCGACGGCAGCGGCATGATCACGACCGATACGCCGATCAGCAACATCGAGGTCGGCCATTCGTTCATCCCGCTGGTCCAGCCGCTGGTGCAGGAAGTCCAGATGCCCGACGGCGTCACCTGGGGCCAGCCCAAGCGTAACGTCTCGGTCACCATCAGCCTGGTCGGCACGCTCAGTGCCCAGGTCAACAACGACCACATCCCGACCAGCAATGCGATCGAGGACCCGGCGCTGGCGCCCGACCGCTACACCGGCCAGTTCAAGTGCTGGCTGCTCGGCGTCTCGGCGGTCGCCGCACCCGTCATCACCGCGCCGCTGCCCTTGGCCTTCAACCTCACCACCATACAGACGGAGGTCGAGGTATGAGTGTCCAGCTCGCCATGATGGGCGCTCAGGCCGGCATGAGCGTCATTCAGGGCATCTCGGGTGCCCTGCGTGGTGCCCAGGCCCAGCAGCGCCAGATCGACTCGCTCCATCTTGCCGAGACCCAGGTCGTCACCGGCAACGAGATGAGCAAGCTTGGCAGCCAGGTGACGCAGGCCCAACTGCAAACCCAGGTTGGCCAGACCGACATCACCGCGCAGGAAGTCAACATCCAGACCGCCGAGCAGGAACTGGCGCGGCGCCGCATGCTGGCCAGCCTCGGCCAGAGCAATGCCATCGACCTGGTGGCGCGGGGCGGCATCGAGACCGGACAGGATTCGGCCGGCGCGATCGACCAGCGCAATCGCCAGATGAGCGATGAGGATGCCCAGAACATCCGCCTGATAGGCGACGCCAAGCAGCAGATGCTCTCGTTCCGCAAGCAGAACCTGCAGTCGGCGATCGGCAATGAGCAGCTGCGCTCGACCTTTGCCCAGCTCGGCACCGACTTCAAGCTGCAGAACCTCGAGACCCAGGTCGCCACCGCCGGCCAGAAGGCGCAGGACATCGGCATCGACGCCATGTTCAACATCGGCAGCAAGCTGATCGGTTCGGGCAGCTCGATGTTCGGCTTGGGCTCCAGCCCCAGTGCGGGTGGCGCCGATGCCATCATGGGGCTGCAGAAGTAGATGGCCGCCGAGTTCCAGGGCACCCAGACCACCCTGCAGCCGTCGCAGCAGGAAGCGCCCATCCAGACCAACGTCTTCGACGCCGGCGCCAACGTGTTCGGCGCGGCCGCCTCCGATTCGGTGCAGGCCGCCAACGTCCAGGGCGCCCGCGCCGAGACCATGTTCAACAAGGCAGGCGCCGCCTTCGAGCAAGCCTACGCGACCTACAACAAGTACGCCGAGAACAAAGCCATCGAGGACGCCCCGGCGGCCATCAAGTTCGACGGCAACCACAACATCATTCCGCCCAGCTCGTTCTACCCGTCCGGCATCTCGATGCCGGGCTACGCCGAGCCCTACAAGAAGGCGACCCAGGCGCTCTACAACACCTACGCCGAGCAGGAGCTGCAGAACTACTCCAACGAGATGCGGACCAAGTTTCCGGCCAACCCGGAAGCCTACGCCGCCGCCATGGCAACCAAGCAGCAGGCCATGCAGGTCCATCTCGCGCCCGAGGCGGCACCATGGATCGACCTGCGCGCCCAGCAGATCACCAGTCAGGGCGTCAGTCAGATCGCCGTCTTCAACCAGAGCGCCAAGAACGATGAGCTCAAGCTGCAGGCCCAGCGCAAGCTCGACGGCATCCGGGTCGATGCCCGGAACCTCGCCGCCAGCACGCCGCAGGCCCAGGGCGGCGGCGGCACGCAGCCGGCGTTCGACAACAACACCGGCAACATCACCAACACCGGCGAGCAGTATGCCGGCGGCAAGGGCCTGCCCTACCTGGCTCAGAGCGGGCTGAAGTTCGAGACCTTCGAATCGCCCGAGCATGGCGTCGCTGCGTCCTACCAGCTGGTCAAAAGCAAGGTCGAGGCCGCCGGCGGCATGACCTTCAACGAGCTGATCTCCGGCAAGGGCACGGTCAAGGGCTGGGATGCCGGCGCGCCAGCCCTCAACAAGGCCAACTACGCCACGGCGATGGCCAAGGCCGCCGGCCTCAAGCCCGACGACCAGGTGCCGATCGGCGACGGCGCGGCGATGGCCAAGATCCTCAAGGCGCAGAACATCTTCGAGAAGGGCAAGCAGACCGCGCCCGACATCGCCTTCGAGAACGGCGTCAAGCTGGGCAGCGGCGACAAGACGGTGCCGCTCACCACCACGCCCAATACGGTTGCCGTAACCGCCGATCCCAAGGCACTTGCAGACGCCGCTACCACCGCCGTCAATGCGGGAACCATCCAGAAGCGCCTGGCCGAGTTCGATGCCATGGCCGGCCAGGCCGGCCATCCGGCGGACTGGATCAAGCGCCAGAAGGACGACCTGATCTTCGACACCCAGCTCGGCGCCATGTCCGAGCAGATCAAGAACAGCGCCAGCCAGCTCTACAATGCCGATGGCACGCAGAAGCCCGGCGCCATCGCCGACGCCCAGGACCGCATCCGCCAGATCGCCGCCAAGTATCCCGAGCGCGAGAAGCAGGTCGTCGACGGCCTCAACAGTGCTCTCGACTTTGCCGCCCAGCAGGCCAGCCGCCGCGCCGGTCAGATCCAGATCGACGACCAGCGCGCCGTGCTGCCCAAGCAGCGCGACATGGCTAAGCTGTCGGCCAATGCGCAAGCGGCGCGAGATGCGGGCGATACCGATGGCGCCCAGTTCTACACTCACAAGCTCGAGGAGATGGGCCGCGCCCACCTGAACGACAGTACGCTGAGCGACAAGGTGGCGATGACCTTGGCGCAGTCGGCTTTCTCCAACGGTGCCGTGAGCCGCGGCGCCATGCAGGAGAGCTTCTCCAACCGCCTGCAGAGCCTCAACGCGATTGCCGCCGACACCAACCCGTTCAGCTCGACACCGCAGATGAAGGCCCAGGCCGAGGCTGAGCTCAAGGCGATCAAGAACGATCCCCACCTGATGGGCGATCTCACCGCTGGCCAGCGTGCCTACCTGCAGTCAGGCCTCGACCTGTTCTCGACCAAACGGCTGGCGGCCGATACGGCTGGCCTCTCGGCTGCCGCCGTGACCGGGGACATCGGTTCGCCCTCGGTCGCTGCCGCCATCATGCAGAAGCGTGCGGCAAACGGTATCGACGGCAACCATCCGGGCGCCCAGCTCACCCTGCCGCAGCAGGCCCAGATCCTGGCGGTCAACGCTGCCGCCTACAACGCCAAGCAGACCACGGCAGAGCAGGCCCGCAACGGAGTGCAGGCCGCCGCCAACGGCCAGACGCCGAGCGCCGACGACCAGACCGCCATCAACAAGACGACACCGCTCAAGCTGCCGGGTGCTGCTCCCGACATGACCGACCCGGCGCATGGCTTTGCCCTGGGTGCACCCAACCAGCCGAATGCCGTGGCGTTCAACCCGGCAATGGCAGGACATACCACAGCCGCCATCGCCTTCCAGCGGACCAACGGCTTCGTCGCGCCCGCGGTCAAGGATGCCATCGCCGCCATGCCGCTGTCGTCCAACCAGGCGACCATGCAGCCGTGGTTCGACCTCTACA